AACATAGTGCTTGCGCTTACGCTTGAAACCCAGAGCAAGTAGAGCTTCCCACCCAGCTAGAGCAGGGATAAAAGTTTTACCAATATGCATCGCTGCATCAAAAGCAGTACCAATAGCAGTATCGCTCATTTCACCCATGAGGGGAATATGCTGGGCGTCTTCACTCACAAGAGCTTCTTTAGGAACCACAACCACATCCATACCTTCAGGAACTAGTTCCCTAACAGACTCTGGAAGTTGATCCACGGGAACCGTAGCAAACTCTTCACCTTCAACTACATTATCAAGAGTGGTGACAACCATTTGCTCATCACCAAAAAACTCGCTAACAGCCGCACAAGAAAGTAAGCCAAACGCGAGAAAACCTGCAATAAAAAACTTCTTCATAATTTCTCCTTAACTTTGAAGTTTAGTGAGGTAATCATTATCGGAAGTCTCTTCAGAGGTTCCCGCATTTGAAGTACCTTTAATCGGAGTCCCCATCAGAAACTCCGCACTCTGCTTAACAGTATCATAGTCCTCCAGCTTAACTAGATCATGAACTTCATGCAAACTTTCCATAATACTAGCAATCTCTTGGTTAGTTCCAAGACGGGAAGACTTGGGACGAGGCTGAGACTGATCGTACTTCGGCCATTGTCCTTCCATCTCTTTCACGATCTTAAAATCGTGACCACTTTCAGGTTCAGTAATATCTCCAAAATCAGGATCGAGCATAGCTCCAATAATCTTTTTGAAAAGAATCACACCCACCGAAAGAATTTTCACATCTCCACTCTCCCTATCAAGAATATTCATGTAATAGCGAGCACGAGGTTTAATCTGACGAGCAAGATCCTCGTCTTCTTTACGTCCAGTCTTCCACAAACCGTAATAAAGATCACAGAGAGGACAGGGCTCCCCGTGAATCTTTCTACAGTGGACGTTCTTCACATTCCCCTCTCCTTGGGGAATTCTATGAATTTTAGTTTCCGCATAGAATTCCCTTTCTTCATCTTTCCAAGGGAGGACGCGAACTGCATTCGTCCCTTCAGGAATTTGATAGAACTTTTTCAAAAAATCTGCGTTAGATTGTGTTGCAGTTGCGGGATTCGAAAGTTGCTCATGCTTAAGACGCAGAGCTTCAAGATCAATAGCCATAGTAGTAGTCTCCAGTTAAAATGTTAGTGTTTTTAGTTCACTTATATAGTTTAGTTTCTTCTCGTTTGTTCGCAGAAACTTGGATAATCATATCCTTCTTATGCTCAAGAGCCCGTACCAGCCCTTTGAGAAGTTCGTATTTAAAAGAGGCTTCATCTGCACTATTCTGTAGTGCAGAATAAGTATTGTCACTAAAGACAATATCATCAAGGTCTTTAGCCGTCAGCTTAACACTAGAAGAAGCCTTTGTAGTTTTTCGAAGGTCAGAAGCAAAGTGCGTGATGTTCAGATTGCACTCATTCATCTTCTTTTTAGCCATACTCATCAGCCCGTGATAATAAGAGTAAACCGATGCCTGGCGCATCATCTCATTATCAATCTCATACTCATTGTAATCCATCAGAGCATCGCTGATATCTTTATAGTTATCCCAAGTAAAATCCTCTAGGGATTCAATCAAAGTATTCATAGTAATAAAAAGTTAGGGTTTAATAACCCCCCGCTCCACCAGTGGAAGGAGAAGAGGGGGAAGAGGGCGTAGGAGAAGTTCCAGTTTGTGTATAAGATCCGCCTCCCTTTGAAATATTATAGCCAGGAGTTGTGTATTTTTGAGGATTTTCTTGTAATTTTGTGGAAGTAATAGTAGTGGATGCGGCAGCAGTATTATACACTGTGGCTGGGAATCTATGCTCATAAATTTCTTTTGATAAAATAGATAAAGCTCCAGTGCTGGGATCAAGATACACATAATCTCCACTCTTCCCGCTCTGTACTATATTGCTAGCATTACTCTCTCCCATATAAAGTAAACCAAAAGCCTGATTTATTTGCCAATAATAAATATTTTGAAAATAATTAGTAGGAGCATGTAAATTTAAAGATCCAAATTCGTAAGAATTATTTTTTAGATTCCAAACAGATATTCTAGTTAGTAATTTACTTGCCATTTAATATAATCTCAAAAAGTTCTTTGTTCAAATTCATTAAAAGAAGAAGACCTCTAGTGGCCCGCGTAGTTAATTCTTCATTTGTCTGTTCTGACACAAGACCTGTCATTTCTTCTCCTCCTAATCCAGTTAGCTCGAATGCTATATGCATTAGTTCATGCAATAAGGTTTCTCGGGCTAACTGGTCATCCATCTCCTTTTCAAGAGACAATTTACCTAAATCAAAGTCCGTTAAACCGTAGCACTTCTGCTCTCCCTCTTTCAATCCTTTAACTAGTTGTAAACTATAAGTTTTATAACCAGCATCAATAGTATTTAGGTCACTTCCCGAAATCTTCTGAATAAAGGATACCTTTTTCTCAGTCATTACTAAAAATCCTTTCTCCCTCTTGCATTCTAAGAACTGAGTAATCTACTTCCATAGGAACAATAAATCTTGGCCTTCCATTTCTGGATTTAATAACGTAACCTCGCATCTGCCCGTTATCAAACTCTTCCTCAGACTGGTTCAAGGACAGAGCAAAATCACAGGTTCTAATCTTACCGTAAGAATCTCCTAATTCAGCATCGGTAATAACCTTTACTAGTCTTCCCTGCCTATTAGTTTGGGTAGCAGTCCAAACTAGGAAATTATTTTCCATCCCTAATCCTCTAAGCTCTTCGGAAATTCTTTGCTGGGCTTGATACTCTTGCTGAATGTCTCTAGTCGGTCGCAGTAGCTCCAAGTAATCCACAATCAGAAGATCAGGTTCAAAATCTTCATAGTTCTTTAACTGTACCAGAAGACTACGAATAGTATTGATAGAAGCTTGTCCCGTAGGGAACTCTTTAATAATCAATCGGCTTCCGGGGAATTGATTTTGGAAAATACTTAGTCTTTCTTTAACAGATAGCTGCGTAGATACATCCTTAAGCTTACCTTGAGGAATCAGGGTCATAATGGAATCAAACCGTTGAGCAATTTTATCCTCGCTCATTTCCATAGAAACATAAAGAACCTTCCTGCCTTCCATCATGGAATGGACTCCTTGATTAACAAGAAACAAAGACTTACCTACGCCAGGAGGAGCTACAACCATAGCTAATTCCTTAGCACTCAAGCCTCCTTCAAGGGAAGTATTAATCGCAGGAAGAAACGTCTTATATTTATTCTCATGCTTTTTATTAAACATTCTATCCCATCGTTGGGATAAATCTGTAAAATAATCTTGACCTATATCTACATCCCTATTAACTAGGAGTGCTTTTTTAACAAGAGCTTCTACTTCCTCTACTCTATCTTCCCTGATAAGGGATATACTTTCAGCAATAGCAGATTTCATTGCCTCCTTCTTGGCAAAGCCCTCTACCAAATCCATAAGATACTCTGGAGTATTAGTAGTAGACGTGTCTAAATTATTTACATAAAGTAATTCGTCCTCATAGTCAGACAAATTTTCCCTAGCAGTTAATTTACTCTTAACATCCTGTAAAATAAAATCATCAGTCGGAAGTTTATGATACTTTTCGTAGTGTTCTTTAACAGTATTAAATATCTTGGAATGAGAAGGATACTCAAAATAACCTGGGTTTACTAGACCAATAATTTGTTGGTAAAAATCCTTATTTGATTTTAAAAGATACAAAATACCCCGTTGGATATTATCACTGAATTCGTAAGCCATGATTAGCCCTGTTTTTGGGGTTTCGAAATGTCTAATTTATCTTTGTTAATATCTTTATAACCCATCTTATTAGCCCTATCATAGGCATCAACAGTTAATTTTCTTTGTCTATTTATCTTCTTTGCAGACTCTTGATCACTTAATTTTTTAACATGTCCATCCTTAGCCAAGCCCTCATAATTAAAATCAGCAGATTTATATCTAAAGGATTCATCATCCTGCCACTTCTTACTCATCTCAATATGTCGTCTTAAGAATCTATTAGCTGAATCTTTATCGTACCCTTTTTCTGCATGTTTCTGATATCTGCGCTTTACCGTATGGAAATCTTTATCATCATTAAAAGATACTCCAATGTTCATCGCCTCATAATATCTATGAGACAATTTCTTACATTTAGGGCACCTAGTTCTCTCAGGAGCTTTTCCTATACTACATTCTCTGTCCCAGTAAATGGAACATTCTCTACAAATCCAGTTATAATTTGGCATTATAAAATATTCAAAACCCCTGTTCCTCCTACATCATTCAATGTAAATGTAGAAGCACGATAATTCAAATCGCAACTTAATGTGTTATTCCAAGGAAGCATACTTCTTTCCGCCACCATCCCTAATGCAGCAGCAGCAAAACCTCTTGCTCTATCAGTTAGTTGCTTATCTTCAAGCATTTTAACTAAAGGCTCGATGGATCTTGCATCACCAATAAAGCCTAGAGCTTGAACCAAGGATGCTTGGCTGGAGAGACTCTTTGCAGTTTCTAATCTCTTAGTAAGGTATGGAACTAAGTCGTAATCACCCATGAGTCCTAGACTGATAGCTGCTTGTTGGAGCAACTGTGGCCTGTAATCTGATTTCTCCACAATACTTTGAATTTCTTCAATTGCTTCTCGTTCACCTAACAGACCCAACCCAATGCAAAGATATCCTCTAGCTTCTTCGTCTTGGATTTTTTGTACTCTTTTGAGTAAAACTTCTCCTGCTTCTGTTCCTCCTGCTAAACCAATAGCTACTGCTAAAGCACCAAGTCTCTCTGGTTGCCTTTCCATTCTCATAGCATCAATAATTGATCTACGCCAAGAAGAAGGTACAGGGAAATCGTTAGTTGATAACCTATTTACGAATACTCCTGCTGACAAGCCAGCCCAAGATCTTTGGACGTTCTTCCCTCTTGCAAGTTGAGTCATCAAGTACTTATATGTATCTTGAACACCTGCAAAAGAATGATCTCCAAGACCAACGTTGCTATTGGAATATGCTAAAGCAATCAAAGCAAAGTTTCTTGTTTGCTGATCTGCAATATGTTCAGGAACTTCCATAAGAGTTTTTCGAATTTGATTATTAAGTTCTTCCCCATCTGAGGAACCAATCAATCCTAATGCAAGAGCACAACTTTGTTGAATTTCTTTTGGTTCCTTACTGAATTTGCCTAACATCTCTATAAATCTTGTAGCTACAGGAGCTTTATGAGTATGGTATCCTTTTAACCCACGCAAGTTAGTAGCCAATGCTTCTGGTACATGAGCGCGAACTAGCTTGTGTACATTCGCATCATCTAGAATACCAGTGAGAAATGAAACAACTTCAAGTTGATCTTTATCCTGATCCAAGTTAACCAAACTCAAAGAGACTATGCACGCTACTTTAAGATCTCGATAACTTGTTTCATCATTTTCATAGACATCTCTCAGAGCATGAGAGATAATCAACTTGATAATTTCATCTTCACTCTTTTCTCCGATTAAACCCAGTGCATAGGCTGAAAACGTCCTTGTTCGTACAGGAACAGCCAATTCACCTACTAATTTCTGCCCTTTTTCATTGTCAGATGCGAGATCTCTGAGTGTCTCGACTGATTCTACCTCCCCTAAAATGCCTAAAGCTAAGGCCGCAGTTTCCGCGATTTCTTGGTTGCTATCTTGAAGAAACGGGATAAAGTAGTCCTGAAAATGGAATTCACCTTGCATGTTCCCAATCTTAGCCAAAGCCATCATAGAACCCGTAATGATATCATTATTGGTTTCTTTTTCTAACATATTTAAAAGGGCGGGTACAACTTTAGTTTTAAGATCATGAGCCGTAGGCTTGAGCACATCACGGGCTTGATCTTGTTGACCATGACCTAAAAAGAAATCATCTGTACCAGTAAGAGGTACTGAATTAAATATACTAGACTTTAAAGCTAAGTAAGGATCTTTATTAAATTCCCACCAAAAAGACCATTGAGTTAGATCAGGCCCTGCGGTGCCTCCAGCAGTAATGGGTCCAGCAGGGACCCCAGGTGAGCCAGGAGCCCCAGGACTTCCTACTCCTCCCCCTGGACTACCAGGGGAGCCAGGACTTGTAGGACCTCCAGGGGTTGGACTTGTAGGACCCGCGCCTCCACCACCTGGGGAGGAGCCCCCGCCAGGAGGAACAGTGTCACCAGGCCCATTATAAGTTCCACCATGAATATACTTAGGCTTCGCTCGTCCACCATGCCCAGCCGAAACTAAGGTCACTAAAAAACAAACACATAACAACGCTTTTATTAAATTCTTCATAATTATCCTCATGCTCTAAACGATTCACCACATCCACAGGTGTTTTTTGCATTAGGGTTTACAAAAGTAAAACCCCTACCCATTAGAGACTCTTCAAAATCAATGATGGTATTACTTAGGTATAAGAAACTCTTAGGATCACAAATAATTTTCATGTCCTTAGGTCTCCACTCCTTCAAGAAAAGCATGTCCAATTCCTTCTTATCATCATCGAAACCCAACGTATAAGAAAATCCAGAACAACCACCCCCTTTTACCCCTACCCGAACAAAAACATCTTTTAAGTTTTGCTCGCTAATGATTCTTTCAAATTCAACGGCTGCTCTATCACTTACCATTATCATTCTTCAAAATCCTCATCATCTATAGGGAGAGGCTCTAATTCTTTTGCGTAATACCAATTCCAAAAAGCCATAGCTTCTTCTGGGCTCATTTCAGAGGGATGAACTCCTCTGGGGAAATCAAGCCCCACACGCACCTCCTGCAAGGCTACATGCTTCTCCTGATTCAACTCCTTCTTCATGTTCTTCCCCCATCATATATTTAGTGATGTTGTCCTCTGTAAGGGTAATTGCTTCAAGCGGCTCATTTTCTTTGGAGCTAGCCCTATACACCGTCAAACCCTTGAGGTAAGGAGCGTAATCCAAGGAAGCTTGAGAAAATTCTTTTGGTTGAGAGCCTGTAGGTAGATTAATCGTTTTTGAAATACATGAATCAATATACTTTTGAATCGTAGCCTGAACCCTGATATGATCTTCAGGAGGTACGTCGTATGCCCCTACGAAATTATCTAATGGTAATCCTAACTCGTACCATTCCTTGAAAAGAGGATCAACAACTAATTGCTCTTTCCAAGTGTTAGCGTGACGATAGCGACGGTTGTACAGAGCAGCAAAGATAGGCTCAATCCCGCTTGAAACCCCGTGAAGCATA